CGCTATGATCTCCAAGGCGTCCACCGTCTTAGCGGGAAGTTGAGACCCGTCTCCTAAAATTCGAAGCTCAGGCAGACGACGACTGCGATCACTGATCTGGATCATAGTGATCGAGAAAGGACTGATGAGCGACACCGGACATTCGTTGGTCGAGACACCCGGCACCACCACGTCGTCGTACTGCGCGGCCCACCACTTCTCTCGATCCGGCTTTACGTCTGCGGGATAGTATCGGGAGCAGTTTCGGTGCTCGTAGAATCCGTCTCTCCTGCATTCGCCGCAATTGAATCGTCGGTTCGCCCACCCGCCTGAGCGGCTGAAGTGGTAGGCGACTCTAAATTCGCTCGCTCCTCGCGAGACATTTGAGAATCTGCCTTGACGGCCTCGACCACCTCCTGATAGAGCTCTTCGGGCCCGCGCTCATGAAGCGTCTTCCAGTCCACGTCGGCGACGCCGTCGATGGTCATGCCGCTGAGAGAAACGAAACCGAACTCAACGTACGTGGGGTCGATGCGCGTTCGCTTGATCAGCTCACCTTGATCCAAAAGATTGACGATCTGGAGCTTCTGCTCAGCTGAGTACGACTCACCTTCGTCGTGCTCAATGGCGTCGAGATCAGACTGAACCCGTCTCACTTCCGCCAACGCCTCTGCGTTTCGCGTCATCATTCTCATCCGAACCGCCTCGGTCATGGCTCTCACCGTGAACGTCACGCCCGGGTACTTCGCAGACTGGACCTCTCGCTGACTCAAGAAATTGAACATGATTCGTCTCCGACCCACGACGAGATGCGTGTCGTGTCTCGGCTTTCCTCCTTGTTTCGTAAAATTGGGCGGGGCGCGGCTGATCGCCGTCGTTCAAGATTCGGGCCTTGGACTCCCGAGCTCCCCCGCCGCGTGCTTTCGCGATACTACTTTATCACCATCACGATCTCGTCCAGCGACGTGATGTCGGTCCCGAACGCCCGACTCTCAGGCACCGACAGACTGTACCGACGAGCGCTGTCGTCGAGGGTGTAGGCGGCCAGCTGAACGTTGGTGAGCAGAAACTGAACCATCGACCCGGCCACGGTGCCGACGGTAATGTCCACGTCCACGGGAGTCTTCGTGTTGGTCGCTTCGCGAATGTTCTTCTGACCGGCGCTGTCGTCTTCGTACATGTTGAACGTGATGGTCACGTTCCGCGTGTCGCCTTCGACGTCGTCCGGCAGGTAGGTGCCGAACGTGTCTTTCACCACCGCGCCACCGTTGTTGATCTTGATCGTCGCGGTGCGAATGCGGCTAATGCTGGATCCGCCGATGCTCACGTCGCCGGTGAACCCGGCGATGATCCCGCCCGCGCTGACGGGCGCCCCGGGCTCGGTGGGCATGGCGCCGTACCCGGCCTTCTCCTCGGTCGTGGCGGCGTCGTAGTAATCCGACTCGAGAACGTTGCGGCACTCACCGCTGGCGGTGAACTCGGCGATGTCGGCGCCGACGTTGAAAGTCGCTTCTTGAACGACGCAACCGATAGCGATTCGCTGATTGAGAGTCGACGGAGTTCGGAACGACGCCATGCCGAAAGTGAGAATCGGATCGTCGACGAAGTTGTACTGCAGACCGCCGCCGCCCGCGACGCCGTTGGCGCCGAAGATGGCCTTCATCAGGGGCTCGAAGTCGGGCGCGGTTCCGTTGACGCCCGAAGGAGCCAGGGAGCCCTCGTACGACCACTTACCGAAGGTGCGACCTTTGACCCCGATGGTCGCCGTTCGGCTGCCGGTCTTGTCACGTCGAACGAGAGTGGCGATGTCGTTCGACATATCCACCTTGATGCTGCGAACGTAGTCGCCGTTACCGAACGAAGGTCCGACCGCGAAGTCGGCCTGATCGGCCATGTACACTCGCTCGAGGCGGGAAAGAGCCTTATTCGCCATTTCTGTTCTCCTGTTCTGCGCCCTTAGTCAGGCGATCACTCAAAATCTTTCTCAGCTCTCGCATCTTGCCGAGAGCCTGATCATGTCGAGCCTGCCAGGCCGGCCCTCTGCGCTCGCGCTTGTCGGCTTGCTCGATCGGTGTATAGCCGATCTCTGCGAACTGCTCGGTCGTCAGAATTCCGCCGCCCGCTTCGATGATGTCGAGCGCGGTCTGGTCGGACAACGGAAGCTCCTGCCCGAACTTCTTGAACGAAGCGTCGGTGGCCTCCACGTAACCGTTGCCGAAATACTTGTACCTCGTCACACTTCCCCTCGCTGATCCACTTCGAATTCCATCCTGAACCCTAGCGCCTGTCGCCAGAAGTTTTCGCCACGCTCGAGGCGGGTGCGCTGACAAGAGACGTTTCCGTTGAACGTGATCTCTTCGCCCCAGTTCTGATCATCGGGTGACGCGTTTCGCGCCCGATTGAACACCGTGAACACCGTCTCTTCGTAACAGCTGGCCTCCGGCTCGAAGGCGTCGATTCGCAGCTTGGGGTTCGACCAAGACAAGAACACGTTCAGCCCGACCCTAACCTCTCCTGAGAACTGATGAAACTTCTGCAAGTTCTGATTCGTCGAACTTTCGACGAACAGCGTCACGAACGGAAACGTAGGATTGGCCGCCGTCACCCAGTCGCTCGGGTCAAGATTGGCCAACACGAAATTCTTGCTCGTCCCGTCTAGCGGGGCGAAGTCGATCACCGACTCTCTCGACACTCCGTAGTCGACTCGCAGATTGTTGAACGTGACGTTGAACCCGTCGTTGTCGTCCTTGAGACGATCCACGATCGCGTCGATCACGATCTTCCCGATCGGAAAACTCATTCGATCACCCTTTTCACTCTGACCCCGAGCAGCGTCTCGAAGTCGACGACCGTCGCCTGCTCGTCTTTGAAACTAAACCCGAACCATTCTCTCTTCGGCAGATTGCCCGCCCCGACGTTGTGCCCTTCGGCTCGATCCGCCTCAGGCCCGTAAATCCCGAGCGACCCGTACCGGCCGTCGCCCGATCGGGCGACGATCGCCTGCAGCATGTGAGGCGCCTGAAACCCGAGCAAGTCGACGTGCGAAATTCCTCTGATGGCGGCCTTCGCCGCGCCGTACGACGGGAACTTCACCCCGACCGTCGTTCTCTTGCCGCCGGTCTTCTTCGCCACTCTTCCGGCGAACGCCTTCCTGCTCTTCAGCGAGGAGCCGGTCGAACCTTTCGAGTAGTAATAGAACGGTCCGTTTCTCGAGTACGGTTCGAAGCGCTGCTCGTTGAGATCCAATCCCCTCGACGTTCGATCGAGAATTCTGCTCTTCTGCCTGTTCAGCACGTACAACATGTCGCCGGGCGTCGGCGTAGTCGCTTCACCCAGCCTCTTCAGCAGCACCTCCACAGGCTCGTTTCCGAAAGTTAAACTAACGTCCGCCATTCTTTCCGTCCAGAGCCACTATCCACTGATGCCTGCAGCGCCAGCCGCCGCAAGTCGTGAACACGTCTTCGAGCTGCCCGTTGTCCATCCTGTCGATCTGACTCTTCGACCACGTCCGACCCTGCGCCGCCTGCTTCATCAGTCTCTGACAGAACGGCCGAATAAACTTGTCGCTGGCCGGCGGCCCGTGGTACGTGTACTCCAGCTGTCGGTCGTGTTCGGCCAGCTCGTTCTCGATCTTCTCGTAACCCTTCGCGGCGGCCGTTCGGTAGAACGTGCTTATGCCCGTCGCAGCCAGACCCGACGCCTGACCGACCGACGTCCCCAGTCTCTCCGCCAACTCTATGGCGACCGCCTCGAACGGAGACCCGCCGACCATGTACACGGCCTGATTGCGCGCCGATCGGGCGGTTCGATCGATCACGTCGTCGATCGACATCACCACGCCCTGCTTCATCTGACTCAGCAGCGCCCTGTCCTTGCCGCTCCAGCTCACCGGCTTGATCACGTAGTCGTCGGTGATCTTCTTCAACACGTCTTCGAACAGCGTGAGACCGCCGTCGAACCCGTCGACGAAGACGGCTAGGGCGTCGTCGTACCCGTGCGTCGCGAGCGCCTGCTGAAATATCTTCGGCAGCGCCTGAATCTTTCTCAGATTCGCCGCCGACGGGATGATTTCTCCCGCGGCCGTCAAGTTCAGCAGCGCTCGAAGTCGAAGTGACGTCGCCAGTCGAGCTCGCGACACCACGCCGCTCAGATCGCTCTCGAACGAAGCGAGTATCGCGTCCGTCCGACGATCGAGACTCTCGACCGTCGCCCTCAAGCTCTCATCAGCGTGTTGCTGACGCCCCGATAAGACTCAGGCCACTGCCCCTCCTGCGCCGCGTACCCGGACAGAACCGGATCTGCGTCGAGCGCGTAAGTTCTCGTCGCTATCGGAATCGGTGAGGCGTTTTGCAACCACAGCGTCCCGCCTCTCTCACTCACCCACACGTTGTACGCGGTGGCGTTCATCTGCTGCACGAACCCCTGCGCCGCTTTTCTCTTGTCGATCGTCCCGTCGGGCGGCACGAGACTCGTCAAATCGACGGTGATTCCGAGCCCGCTCTCAGACAGATTCACGGTCTTGCGCGCCGACGGATGGCTTTCCGCGTTCTTCGTGTCCGTCGGACTGACATAAACGACGCCGTCGACGTAGGTGATCGCCACGTCGAACTGACCGATCGAAGTTCCGGCGACCAAAGCGGCCGTCGACGCCGACCAACTGCCTGAATTCTCCTGCACGGCGGCCGGGCAAGGCATCGGGCTGCCTACCAGAGGAATCCCCGTCGCCTTGAGAGAAGGCCAGAGATCCTTCTCCTCACGGGAAAGGAGTAACTCAAGCTTGGTCTCGTAACGATCGCCCTCGGCCTTTGAGCATACGGCGAGATAGACCTCGGCGAGACATCGGGACGCCACCCACCGTTTAATCGCCGACCAGTAGTTGGAAACGGGCCCGCTGACGACGATCTGAGACGGAGTCACCCTGAGTCTCTGCCCGGGGTACACGCCGGGATGAAACACGGCGGCGAGGTGAGAAGAAGAAAACAGCTGGCTCGAATTCGCCAAGCCCGAAGAGAACGACTGCAGGTTGGCGGTCAGCGTTCGGCCGGCCGACTCGATGCCGCGGCGAATGAGACCGTCGGCGCCCTCCAACGTGAGAGAGAAGTCCGTCGCCAAGTCAGCGACGGACGCGTCGATCGAGTAAAGATCGGCGGCAGTCACGAAGTCTGCGTCAGTCCAGAGCATTCTCTCCTCATTTTCGCGAGGGGAGGTTCTCACTCCCCTCCGTCGATCAGGCCCGACGGTGGCGTTCATTCCCGACTCGGCGGGTTTACGGCGTCTGATCGGCGAGCGATCGAACTTTGAAAGTCACGGCGTCGGCGTTGGCGTTCGTCACGAAGAGCTTGCCGATGTCCGTGGTGAACGGGCACTTGCTCAGACCGTCTTTCGCTACGCTCCACAAAAGATTCTGCGGCGAAGCGATGTCGATTCGCAGTTGGTAGTACACCGACCCGCCGGAAGTGTACGTGGCGTCGTTGCCCTGAACCGCGCTGCCGCCCGAGGTGGCGCTGATCTTGATGTGATTCGCGTCCACGACGGTTTTAACGAACCAAACTCCGTTCAGGTTGGTCGATCCGCCGATTCCCGTCACTCGGATGATGTCGTTGACGGCCAGCCCGTGACTCGTGATTTCGATCTGGGCGTCGCCGCCGGAGGCGTTGATCGTGTCGACCACAGCCAGCGCGGTCGCCTTCTCCGCGTACACCGTGACGGCGTCGGCGCAGTACAGCGATAGCGACTTCAGGTTGGCTCGCGTCACCGCGTAATCGACTTCGACCCGAGTGGCGACGGCGATGGAGCCGTCGAAGTTGAACTCAGAGTCTCCGGTGACGGACTCTTGAGCCGTGATGCTGACGCCCGAGGAGTCTCGGTACGTGCGACTAATTACGTGAGTGAACATTCGCGTGTCTCCTTAATTCGCGCCGATAACTGAAGTCAAGAACAACCCGACCGCCGCGCCGATGTCCCAGTACCCGGAGTTGTTCGGATGAAAAGTGTCGTTCATGAGAGTCGTCTGCCACGTCCCTCCGAAGCGAGCAAAGATGTCGATCACCGGGACGCCGTTCTCGACCGCCAGCTCGGCGATCGCCGCTCGATACTGAGTGATGAGCGCGGCCACGGTCCCGTCGCTGGTAGGGGGCGGCGTCAGCAAAACCACGTCACCCGTCAGGCGGCAATTGTTGATGATGGCCTGCATCGCCGTTTTGTACGTGGCCTTTGTCGCCGACGCTACGTAAGCGTCGTTGGTGCCGAGACCGATAATGCTCAGACTCGGCGCGTAGAAACTGACCGCGTCGAGCGCGAGACCGCCGCCGGCCTGACTCCAAGACCCCGCCGTCGTGCCCGACGCTCTTGAATCCTTCACGCCCGCGTTCGCCAATCTGATAATCTTCGCGGTCGAAAGACGAGACTCGATCGCGAGAATCAACACCTGCCCGGCGGTGTTGACGATGGTGACTTCGTTGTCGTTCTCGGCGGAAGCCGCGGTGATCGTCACCTTGCCGACCGCTTGCGTGGCGTTCGTGTCGACCGCACCGGAAGAAGCGCCGCCGGTCGCCGTCGCGGTGAACGTGCCGCCGCCGCCGTACTTCAAGTAGTAAACGTCGTAAGTGTCGTAAGTACCGTTCTGAGTCCCAGCCGTGTAAACCAAATTGCCGGCCGCGCCGTTCGCTATGTACGCCGAACCGTTGCCGAAACCGTAGCCACCGGCGTAACCGGACCACCCGGTGCCGAGAGCAAAACGATCGTCTTGCCCACCCGGGAAGAGGCCCAGCGTCGGAGTAGCGGCGATCACCGAGCTGCCGATGCGAATGCGGCTCGGGTACGCGTTGAAACTCATGTTCGTGGCGACCGTCCCTCCGTTGCCGGCGGTGATAGAGTCGCCGATGAAGAGAATCTTGGTGTCCGAGACACCGTCGCGAGTCTTTGCAATCGCCAAGCGAAATTTCAACAGCTGCTGAGCAGTGACGATTCCCGTCAGAGCTTCGACGAGGGTCGAATCCGCTTTGTCGAGCGTGACAGACCCGTCGGCGATCTTGTCTTCGGTGACCGCGTCGTCGGCGATCTCGGTCTCGGTGATCGAGTCAGCCTCGAGCGTGAATGACTCGGGCTCCCACTTGTTTCCCCACACGTGCATGCGACTGCCCGCGGAAGCGCTGCTGAGAATATGCACGTCGTCGGGCTGTCCTGACTCGGGAAGAATCGGGCCGGCGGTGACGTTGATCGTGCGAGTGGTAGACATGATTACAGAATTCTCCCCTTAATCTGAACCGCAGAAGAAGAAACCCGCCTGTTGAAAAAAGTAACCTGAGTCAGTTCTGCCGACGACGTTGCAAGTGTTGACTGACTGCCCGACCGCTTCGAGAACGTTTCCGTCTTCGTTCGCGGCCGCGTCAGCAGAAGAAAGACCGACTGACTCTCCGACTGATTCACGAACGACGCTTCCGATCGCCGTCGCCGTGCTCGAGCCGGCCGAGGCGGCATTCGAGATCGCTATACCTATAATATCACCGTGAACATCGGAGAAATTATCCGAGAGAGTCGTCGCCTCGGCGGTCGCGACACCGACGAAGCCGCCGCCTGTCACTCCTGAAGCGTCGCCGACGCCGTTCGTAGTTTCGCTGCCGCTCTCGTCGCCGACCCCGTCGCCAGACCCGACTCCCGCGCCGGCGCCGACTACTCCGAAAACAGACTGCCCGATCGCGATCGTCGACGCCACGCTCGTCGCTGACGCAGTCGTCTCTACGTCACACTGCCCGACCGCCGTGCCCGGCCCCGACCCGGCAGACGAACCCGCGGCTAAAACAAAAGATTGCCCGACGCCGGCCACGTCAGAAGATCCGACAGCAAGACCGTCGGTGCCTTCGAACGCCGTTCCGACACCTGAAGCGGCGCCGACGCCGTCAGACGCCGCGACCGCTTCTGCGACAGACTGGCCGACTGCAGAAGGATCGGCCGTACTGACGCTCGACCCGGGCGCGCTCGCAAAAGAAGCACCGACCCCGCCGCCTGAACTCAAACCACTCGAAGCGCCGATCGACTCTGCCGTCGCTTGCCCGACGGAGCTTCCGTCAGAAGTGCCGGCCGCCGAGGCGACGCCGCCGATGAATGACGTTCCGACGCCGGAAACAGAAGCTGCGCCGATCGACGCGCCGGTCGCGTTATTGATCCCTTGCCCGACGACCGAGTCACTTGCAGCAGCAGTCGCCGCGGCGATACCGAGAAACAAAGCCACCCCGACTACGATCGAGGCCCCCAGGCCCGGGGCGTTTCCGTCTCCACTCTTGACGAATCCGATGTTGCCAGAAAATTCTACCCAGGGGTTGTTCGCCGCCGTGGTACTTGTGTCTTCGGCGAGATCAGTCCCGCTGTCATCGCCGTAACTGAGAGTAATGTTTCGAGACGTGGCGGTCGCTGAGCGAAATCCCCATTCGATCACCAAGTAATCTCCGTCAGTGGCCGACTGAGAGGTGAGCGAGATCGAAGCGCTTTCTGCGGCGTCCTCGAACTTGCTGTTGGTCAGAGACGTGACGAGTTCGTGCCCGACGGACGCGGCGTCGGCGGCGGTCTGAGCCAGCAGCACCGCTCTGTCGGTCCCGTCCGGCTTGATGATTTTTATCGCGAGAGCAAGTGAGGCGTTGGCCCCGGCGTTGCTCTCTGAACCGCGCATCTGGCCTTTCACAGTGCCAGAAATCGTTTGCCCCGCGAGCGGGCCGATAACGTGACGACCCATTGCGCGAGCAGTCGGATTCGTCGTGCCGGTGGCCTCCGTTTTGGAGGTCATCGTGCTCGCGATTTTAGTGAGAACACCCGCCTGCGTGACGGGATTTATTTGCGCGCCGAAGTTCCACGTAGACGGGGTGACCGACGCGGAGCCGGTCGACGGCAAATAAATGCGGGTCGCCATTTGAAACTCTTGTTTTAATCCTCAGTAACTGTCGAAGCCGTGGTCAGACGCGGGATCACTCCGTTAGACACGACGATGTTCGGAGTCACGGTGCCGGAGTAAAGAATCTTGCCGCTGCCGCTCGTCGCGGTACCCACGCAGAAGTGCGTGACGGTCCCGCCCGCCCCTGCAGTCATCTGGCCGAAGTCGATGTTCGCCGCAGGTGAGACGCTGTTGTTCGTCACGGTCCAGCCGCCCGAGGTCCGAGCTATCGTGATTCGAGCGTACCCGGTGTAAGAAATCTCGTTCGTGGTTTGATCACCGCCCTCGCCCGGATCCGCCGTGTGAAGACTGACGAACAAATTCGTGAGCGGGCTCGACGCCGCGTTGTCCGCGATGTTGGCGATCGCTGTCGCATTAAAGATCAGCTTGAGTAAATCATTCTCGAACGTGTTTCCCTTGCTCATTTGCGCTCCTCTTCATTCAATACCCCGTCAATACGCCACGTACGTACCACTTCATCGTCTCTGCGTTGTAGATTGCAGAGATAAACGAATGACTCGACAGCCCGGCTGAGATTACCGCCGCCGTAATTTCTGCCCCGAAAGCGAACGCCGTCCCGAAGGACAGCGTCTTGGCCGACGTGGCGTTCTGAATTATCTCCCACGTGCACACCTGCCCGTTCGTGGGGTTCGTAGGATTCGCCAACTCGACGTCGGCGGTGAGCGGGCCCACGCAGAACTGATTCCCGAGACTCGCGTCGGTGGCAACGATACTCCCGTCGTCGACTAGCGCGACGACCGGTTCCGCGATCCTGTGCGACTCCACCTCCCACTTGCTGCCTCGAACGTACACTCGATTCCCGGCGGACGTGCCGCTAAGAATATGCACGTCGTCGGGCTGCCCGAGCTCGGGAAGAGTCGGGCCGGCGGTGACGTTGATCGCTCTGGTGGTGGGCACGGCGTTTACAGGCCGAAGATAGTCTTCAAGCTCGACTCGGCCGCCCGATTGTTGTCGGCGAACGGGCCGCCGGTGGAGGGCCGCTGAGCCAAGGCCGCCGTCAGATCACCTAGGTCGCCCGGTCGCAGCGTGTTGGTGATTCGCTTGCACACGATCGTGCCCGCCGTGACCCCGTTGCCGTTCACCGCGGAGCCGGCCACGAAGTCGTTCATCGTGAACGTGTCGGCGTCAGGCACGGTCGCAACGAATCGCAGACCGTTCAAGTTGGTGTTGCCGGTGACGCCCGAAATCAGCAAGACGTCTCCGACCTGCAACCCGTGAGCGGCCGCGGTGACTACCGAGGGCGAAGCGTTGGTGGCGTCCGTGATGGTCGGGCCTGTCACTGCCGCCATCGCGCTGATCAACGTCCTGACGTCGGCGGTGGTGAGAACTTTAGACATTTTTCTTCGTCTCCTCTTGAAACAGTTTTAGCGCGAGACCTGAGACCCCTGCAGAGTCTCGGGCCTCGCGCGAGGTTGTTGATTCCGAGTCGAGCTTAGTACTCGACCCAGGCCTGATAGGTGACCGACTTGGAGCTGCCGGTGATCTCGGTCAAGTTCAGCCGAAGCACCGCGCTGGTGACGCCGAATCGCAGGTTCGGGAAGTCTTTCTTGGTGACGGTGAACCGACGAGGCGCCGAGCTGACGATCTGTCCCGACACGGAGAAAGCGGGCCCGGGAAAGATGTCGGTGTTGTAGGTCGTGGTGGCGTTGTCCGAATCTTCGAACACGAAACGGGCGGTGTCGCCGCTGTTCATCGCCAGCACTTCGAGAACGAGAGTCCAGTCGCCCGCGATGCCGCTGATGTCGACGTCGGCGCCGAGAAATTGCGCGGTCTTGGTGGTCTTCGCCTGAATCGCCAGGTTGGTCATGTGAATCGTTCTCCTCTTCCCGAAATGAATTCCGTTTTCGCTGCTAATCGCTGAGCAGCCCCGTGGACTGGGCCAGCTTGCTCGCCTCGCGAGCCGCGTCGCCGACAGTCTGAACGAACTGCATCTTCTTCTTGATCTCTGCGCGTTGAATCTCTCCGGCGCGCTGATTGTTCAAGCTGACGAACTGATCGATCTCTTGCTCGGTCGACAGACGGTGAGTCTGCTCGACCAGCTTCTGGCCCGCCAACTCGACGGTCGCCTCGGATATGAACCCGGCCCGAGTCCCTCGGTCGTTGTGCAACAGCGAAGTGATGAAGACGACGTTGTTGTCGATCCTCGCCCCGCTGTCGGCCTCGGTGATGTTGTCTTCCGACCATCGCGGCTGATTCTCCGCGGCGTCACCTTTCACCAAGCTTGCCACGATGCTGGCTCGCTCGCGCTTCACGTCTTTCCAAAACTTTGCTTGCTGAACTGCCATGTTGCTCTTCTCCTATTGTTGACTAGTTGCTTCGAGAGGCCCGGATAGTGACCGAGCCTCTTGAGAGCCGAGGGGGAGCGATTGATCAGCCTGGTTTAGCTGAGCACTCGAACGCCGTTGATGTGACGAAGTACCGCGACGCCGTACAACATGTCCAGCGTGAACTGCTGCGACAGAGTGTTGGGCTGGTAGCTCATCACGATGCGATACCCGAAGCTGCCGAGCTCGGCGTACTCTGCGACGGCGCCGGTGCCCGGCATGGGCTGAGGCAGACGACGCATCACCAAAGCGAGAGCGTTGCGGGTGAAGGCCAGATTGTACGTGGTCGAAGCAGGCTTCGCCACGAACTGGCTGCGGAAAATGTTGAAGTCTTTCAGCTTGCCGAGCGCGCCGGTCGCGATCGCCGCGCCGCTGCCGAGCTTGTCGGCCTCGGTGAAGCGAGGAATCTGGCGAACGTCGGTGTACGCCTGGCTGGACAGGATCAAGTGCCGAGCCTCGTTCGGAGGAACTTTCGCGTCGAACAGCGCCTTCTCGGCCTTGTCGACGGTGTCTTCCGTGATCGTGGTCGCGCTGGCGCCGACATCCGTGTTGACCGTCAGGTTGGCGTACAAGTTCAGCAGATCGGTCTCCACACCTTCCGCCAAAGCCACGGCCGCGGGGGTCATGTACTTGTCGAAGATGGAGAAGTCGCCGCGTGCGGCGCCGGTCAGCGCCTGCAGAACGTCGGGGATGATGAACGTGGACTCCGCGTGCATGTTCAGCACAACCTGCGCATTACCCAGCGAAGGATTCTGAGCCGAGACCGACCCGCCTTCGGCGAGGTTGTTGCGCGACATCGTCGGAGGAATCGGAATGTTGATGGTGTCGCCCGCCTGTGCAAGCGCCGGCTCGTAGTCCCGATTGACCAGATTGCCCATCACCAGATTGCCCATCGTGGCGGGCATGCTCTGAGCGGCGACCAACTTAACGATCGCCTGCGCCGCGTTCGCGGAGGTAATTGCAGCCATGTTATGTGTCCTCTCCTCTGACGCTCTCGGCGTCTCTCGAAATTCGTTACGGCGTCGGCAAGGCGGCTACGATCGCCGCGGCCGCGCGTTGCTGATCTTCCTTCGACATACCCGGCTTGATGCTGTCCGTCGAGAAGGCCGACCCGCCCGGTTTATTCGTCTGTCCCGGCGCCCCGGCTCCGCCTTTGCCCTGAGCGGCAAGCAGGTGAGCCTTTCGCTCCGGAATGTAGCTCTTCACGAAGTCTTTCAGCGGCAAACCTTCCGCGATCAGACTCTCGCCGGCGTCATCCCACTGAATCTTCGACAGCAGCAGGTTGAAGGCGTCGTCGGCGGCGTCGGCGTTCGCAAAATTGAAATCGCTCAGCGCGGCCCGAAGCTGGCTGGACTTGTCAGTGTCCTTGGCTTTCTGCTCGGCCGCCGTGCGCGCGTCGTTCGACTCTTTGATCTGCGCGCCCTGAGTCTCGACGAGCTTCGCGAGTCGCTTGAGCTCGGCGTTCAGCTGAGGATCGCCCTCGGCGGGCTTGTTCTTTTTCTCACCTGGCTGTTCGGTCTGCTGCTGCTGCAACGTCACGAGATTTTCGGTGAGCTGCGTCAACTGCGGGCCGATTGCCTCGAAAGGCTTGAGCATCGCCTGAAACTTCGCGGTCTGCTCAGAAGAGAGCTTCGCGACGGCCCCGTTGATGGCCGCGTTCATTTGTTCCACGGTAACCGAGACTGCTCCGCCACCCCCGGCGCCTTCGCCGGCGGGATCACGCAGAGGTCCGTTCGCAAGAAAATTGCGCATGCAGTTGATTCTCCTTGAATCTGATGGTCTGCAGGAGAGCAGACCCGCCTCGCGCTGACCCGGCGAGCGGGGGTTCGAAGACGAGTTTCGTCTCGGCTTCTGACTACAGTCTATCACCCGAGCCAGGAGCCTCGGCAGACTTCTCGGGAATACTTACGAGAACCTCCTCGGGCCTGCTCGGACGAGAAGGCGACGCGTCGGGGCGCCCGCACAAGCGGCGCTTGGCGACCAGACAGCCGAGATGACGCGTCGACTTGACCCAGCCTCGGAAAGTCGGCGACTCCGCGAGCGCCACGACCGTCGAGACGGCGAACACGATCGTCGCCGCGGAATCGAGACTCATCCCTCGACGCTGTTCGATCTCGTCTTGTGCTAGCGTCGGCGACGCGCACAAGATTAGAGCAAGAATTACGTTCTTCATCAGTGAACTCCCATGATCTTCAGCGAGCGAGATTGAGTGAACTCGATGATTTGCGCGTACCCGACTTCGACGCCGTACTTCCTCATTCGTCGTCGCATCGCGCTGGCGAGCTGACGAGACGTCGACGCCGCCCGCTTCTCGGTCTTCGCTTCGTCTTCCACGCCCTCTTCGTCCTCTTCGTTCACCACTTGGGTGAGCTGCTCCCAAGTTCTCGTCTCGACGAAGCGAGCGAGCACGCCGTGGGCCATCAGCAGCATCGCGGCGTTGCCGCCTTCGAGCTTCAGCAAGAATTTCTTCGGGTCCAGCACGACGTTCACGAACAGCGCGCTCACCACCACGCTCTTGCCGTCGGCGGTGGTCAGCGACTGCGGGCCGATGGTGAGAGGCTCGTCCACCGCGTTGACGGTGATCACTGAGTCGATGAAGAACGGAATGGCGAGCACCCAGCCCGGGAACTTCTCGCCCTTCCATCGGCAGAGACGCGCCCACAGCTGCCTCCGCTTCAGAGGCAACGGAGGAGGCTGCGCGATCTTCGGCTCGGGAGCCGACCAGGGTGTCGCGTACCGGTGAAAGCTCCCGAAGCGGAGCACGATACCTTTCTCGTACTGATTGACGACATGTGAGAACTGAAAGAACTGAATGCACTGGATGAGAAAGTCGATCAGTTTGTCGAACATGTTTAGTTGCCGTAAGGCCCGCGATTCCCGTAAGGCCCGGGCTTGTTGTCGTCGGTGTACTTCCCAATCTGAATAGGACGAGCCTTCGTGCCCCGCCACCCCGGGACTATCGAATCGGTTCTACCGCGCGCCTTGGCGTCTTCGTACTTGACAATGAATTCTTCTCGTTTCAGCCTGTGGTATGTCGACGCTTCGTTGTGCATCTGAGCCAGGCTGAAGTGTTTCACGTCGTCGGTGTTCTTGACCCAGCGAGCCATTCTATTGTGTTTGTCGGCCGCCCGATCGTGCCAGTCTTGCGCAATGCCGTGTTCGCTTTCAGCGGCGCCGTACCCAGAAGGAGTGTCTCGCTCTAACGCCTGTTTTTCACGTTCGTGAGCTTCTTTCGTCGCCTTGATTGCGCGAGCCGATTCTTTCGAGGTCACGCCCGCAGAAGCAAAGCGCCCTAGCTCGTCATGATTCTCGTTCATCTTGCTCTCCCTTTCTCGAACAATCGTTCTCCTCGATCCGACACCCGCTTCCATTGTACAACGTCGAACCGACCAAGTCCAGCGACGCATTCTATCGCAGGCGGCCAACCGGTGGGAGGGCAGCCATGCAGCTGACGAAACATGACGTCCATCTCGTGATACAAATCGTCGAACTTGTCTTGGTCGAAGTTTGTCGTCCTCGCGCGAGCCGTCATCACCGTGACTAGGAGCAAAGCGACGATCATCAGCAGGCAGGCGGCCTTCATCTTGCGGCCGTAGTTTTCGCATTCTCGAAGCATCATCGTTTTCTCCTAAACCGGAAACGAAGGCGCCTTCGGCTTCAGGCCCGCCTTTGTGATCATGTCAACGTGGTCTTTTTTCTCCTGCATCTCACGCTCAGCCTTCGTGGGCGCCGAGTTGATTTCTTCGTGAATCTTGTCGAGCAGTTCACGAGGAGCGTCGGGAAGCGCGGCGCTGGCGGCGGTCTTCTGCATCTCTCGCGCGAAGGTGTCGGAGGGAATATCGAGAGCGAGCGCCTCGCCGACCATCGACAGCGTGACGTCGGGAGACTCTTCAGGAAACTCCAATCCTCGAATATCCCACTTGATCTCTTCGCCTCGGGCGTCGCTGACTCCCGTCATCAGTTTCTCCATGGCATTGCGCATCACGTCGCCGAACAAGTTGAGAATCTTCTGCGACGCGGCCATGTCTTGCTGCTTGGATACGCCAGATTGAGCGGCGGGCGTTGCCGACGTGCTGCGAGCCTGCGCGATCAAGTAGAACGCGCGAAACACCTGCTCCACCAAATTCTCGGCTCGATCGGCGAGAAGAGTGTGCGACTTGCCTTCGGGCTCGGACCAGTTGTACTCAGAGTCGCGAGGCAACTTGATGAACCCGGACTCAGTCAGGGTCAGACTGAACTCACCGTCCATCTTGATCACCGGCATCGCGAGAGCCGACATCATCAGAGCCCAGTCGAGGGCGTTGGCGGTGTTGACGTGATTCTTGGCGGGACTGAACGCGCGATTCATCAGCCACAACCCCTCGGGCAGCTCGGTGTAAACGATCGGAACTTGCTTCTTGTCCGCCAGCGCGTGAGGCTTCGGGCCTTTGACCAACTGAGCCTCGGCGTCGTCCGGAGGCTTGGTGTTCTCGTCCTTCGGAATCTCGCGCTCATACACGGCGTAGGTGGTCTTGTCGAAGTAATACCACACGTCGAACTTCGCCTCGTCCTTGAACGGGTCGTCGGCCCGACATTCACGCGAGTAAAAGATGATCCAGTCGAGCACACCGTCTTCGTCGAACGAAGAGTTGATGATGGTGCGAGGATCGATCGCGCAGAGATACGGCTCGTCTTGCCCGGCGTCGATCTCCTGTTGACGATTCACGTACTCGCCTGCGGGCGGGAGGTCGACGAGCGTGGCGGCCCGACCGAACAGCAAGAGATTCTTGTAGTACGTGCGAAGGTGCTCGACGAACGGCGTGCCGGCGCGGTCGCAATTCTTCTCGAACTCGCCGTAGAACTCGTCGATCTTCGCGTCCTCGGGCGCCTCCGCCCGAGGCGACTTCTCGAACAGCGCGGCGAGATACCAGTCCACGGCGGTTCCGACGTGATTCTCGTACGAGAATCGCGCGCACCGAGACTGAAAGACGTCCGGCGGCTCCTTCGGGCGCCGAGTCAGGAACTGCTCGGCGGCCGCCTCGATCGCGGCGCCGCCTTCGTACATCAGAAACATCTTGTCCCAAGAAGCGGAGTGCACCTGCCAGTCCGCAGACTTGCGATCGACGTTCTTGATCTTGACGCTCGAAGGAAACTCTTTGATGGCCATGACTCGCCTCTTTTAGTTCACCCAGATCGTCACGCGAGCTTTTTGATTGGTGGTGCCGTCGAACTTGTACTCAGACGTGACGATACTGTTGTTGCCTCCGGAGTCTTCGAGTTCGAAGCTGTCCAGCTCGGCGTCGGCGGCGGTCGGCTTGGCAATCACCTTGATCACGTGATTCACGGTGGACGTGCCTAGAGCTAGGGAGGCGTCACCCACGTAACAGACGTTGGCGTTGGCGACGTCGGGTTCCACGAGCAACTTCGCACACTTGTCGTACGCGGAGAACAGCGTCGACAGCGCGACCGCCGTCCCGTTGGTGAAAGTGACTACTGCTTGGTGAACGTTCATTTTATTTCTCCTTCGATCTTATCTCGGCGTCCCCGGTCTCTCGCCGCCGGCCTCGGCAAGCGCAAATCTCGAAAACACGAGGTAGCCGAGCGCGTCGCTGACGTGCGTGCGCTTCGGGTTGCTCTTGTCGAGCTGACTCATCGTGTTCCCCGCCTTGTCTTTCTTCCACCGAACTTCCTTCAAGTCTTCGCGAAGCTCCTTGCATCGGGGTCGCAGGAACAGTCTCACGTCGTCGTCCAGCTGCAAGGCGTCGTTCATGGCGTTCGCCCGAGCCCGTTGCGTCGGATCGCTCTTCGTCACGAAAGTCTTGAACGGAATCGAATGATCGCGAAGGAAACGATACACGATCTCCCAGTCCGAAAGATCGCCTCGCGTGTCTCGCCGATTCGCCGTCGCGTCGCCGTACACCCAGACTTCCGTTCGCCGACTCCCCTCGGAGTCCTTGTACCAGTCGAAGAACTCCGCCATCATCTCCGGCGTGTTGCTGTCGGGCAGCACCTTTTCGTCGAGCACCTCGCACACGATTCTCTTTTCGTTCGTGAGGTGAGTGTGAGCGGTGAACTCTTCTCTCACCTGCGCAATGACGCCCGTCATCGGGTTGACGTTGAAATCCAGCGACAGAGACAGAGGCAGCCGATGGTCCCGATGAATCTCCCTCACGTGAATCGACTCGTCGAAGTTCTTGTAGACGACCCCGACGCCCGTCTCGTTCATCGGCCGTTGCTGATACAGGGCCTCCCAGAATTCCGGCTGCATCGCCTTCTGACGATGCTTGATCAACCAGTCCGCGGGAAAGTGACTCGGCCATAGCGCCTCTCCCGTCTTGCGCCCGATGGCGTCGACGCCTTTCTTGTCCCAGATCGCCGGCAGCTCGATCACTCGCCAGTCTTCGGGGTTCCCGCAGTGCTCGGCCGACAGCAGCCTGCCGACCAAGTCGTCGCTGTGCCAGCGCGTCATCACGACGACGATCACGCTGGAAGGATACGTTCGGGTGAGGGCCGTGCCCTGCCACCACTCCCACAATTTGTCTCGCTGCCCGGAGTTGAACGCCTCTTCCTCGTTCTTGATCGGGTCGTCCACCACCATCAGGTTGGCGCCGCGCCCGGTGATCGATCCTCGAATTCCGGCCGCCCACATCCCGCCCCCGTGCGCCGTGTTCCAGACGTTCGCCTTCTGACTGTCCTCGGCGAGCTTGAAGCCGAGAATGTCCTCGTGTCGGTCCATCTGATTTCGAACCGACCGACCCCACTGCTGCGCGAACTCTCCGCCGTAGCCGCAGACGCCGACGGTGTTCTGAGGCCAGTTGCCTAGGTACCACTCGGGCGTCCATTTCGAGATCAGCGTCGACTTGCCGTGTCGGGGCGGCATGCTGACGATGATGTACTGCGGCCCGTCGCCGTTCACGCCGTCGACGATCGCGTCGCTCACCAGCTCGAGGTGAGGCGCCGACTCGAACTGAGCGTCCTGACTGACTCCCTCGACGTGATCCCAGGCCGAGAACGTCAGCGCCGCCGAGAGAGGACTGATCCTCCAGCCGAAGCGCAGCGCCTCTCGGACTAGCTCTTGCTCGTTCACTTCGAGGAATCGGTCGCGTGATCGTCGCGACTCCGCCAGTCGTCGAGATCACGCGGCTGAGGCGCGAGAGCCTGAAGACGCGCGACCTGCGCCAACTCTTCTCGAATCTGAGTCGAAATTTGACTCCGAAGCGCGGCCGCCTGATGACCTCGCTCCTGCGCGAGGTTCCCGAGTATCTCGGCGACGACGCCGGCGCGCTGCTTCTCGAATTCTTCTCGGGCGACGGCCCCGACGTGTCGGTCGGCGTCGGCCTGAAGAGCCTCAACGGTCTGCTTCGGCCAGTCGGTCTCTTTCTCGGACTCCTCGGTCAGCTGGTCGAGCAATCTCTCGGCGAGAGCGCAGTGGGTCGGGTCGTGATCTCGGAGCTGAGCCTTCAGCAGGAAGATCAGGGCGGTCGTCGAAACTTTCATCAGATTTCTCCTGGCTTGATTCTAACCTTCGATCTGCTCGGGCTCGGGCTCGGGCGACTCTTCTTCGAGAGACTTCAGTCCGGCGGCCTTCTGCGCGACCTTCTCGAACATGCGTCGGATGTCCGGGTCGCGAGAAAGTTGCGCGGCGACGCTCGTCTCTTCGGTTCGAACAGGACCGCCGTCTTCGCCGGTGATCTCGATGGCGTGAAGCTTGTTGTGCATGAAAGGAAGTGCGAGCTTCGCGCAGTCGACGCGAGTCTCGAGCGGGATGAAGCCGCCGACACGGTGAATTTTTCCCTCGCCGTCCTGCCAATTGACTTTCGATGGATGGAACGGAGATTTTTCACCGAGCTCCTCGTTCATTCGATTCTCGAGCGGATCTTTGCCGTTGATGGCGATCCAGATCAGCATTTCGACGAGCGTGCTGTACGGCGCGCCCGCGGCCTGGCACTGTTTCGCGCAAAACTCTCGCATCTTCGACAGTCGCGCCTTATTTCCCGCGCGAGTCCCAGAGTTCGGTGGTCGCGGATCGCCAACTTTGAACATCGTGCTGCTCCTCGCAATTTTCTGCAATTTCATTCTAGCATCTGCGTCCAGGTGTCGGCACGACTTTTCCGTACCTCGAGTACGCGAAAGTTCGCGACCTGGTCAGGGGGCCTCGTCTGAGCGCTATATAACCGCGCGTACGCGTGCACGCCTGTACATCACCCGCGCGGGAAAAATTCGCTGCTGCTACCTAAGCCAGACATACCTCGTCATGACGGGTCTGCAACACAGATCAACAAGTTAGAGATAAATCTACTACTCGTCGCATTTGTCTGGTTCAGGTCCAATCACGCAATTCTTCCCGCGCGGGTGATGTACAGGCGTGCATGCGCGTGTGTGACGCGCGTACGCGGTTCTATAGTCCTAACCCTGGTCGCCGAGAACCCTGATCCTCCGAGACCGATCTCTGCTACAATATCCTTACCATGTTCAACCTGTCCCTCTCCCGGGCGATCGTCGCCTCCTCGACCTCGGCCGAGGACCGAGACTACTGCGCCGGCGTTCTCGCCGCCTTTCTCCCGAGAACCGACTCGCCCGCCCGAGACGACGACTCGGTCTCCGACCGCCTTTTGTCCCGCTCCCCCGAATTCTGGCGCGGGTACCTCGACTCCCGCGCCTCCGTGGGTCTGTACAAGGGCAGAGAAGGGCGAGACGGCCCGCTCAAGCCTTGGCCCTCGGTTCAGGTCAAGGACGACCCCGCCGTGCTTGCCTCGCTCGTCGAGGCGATCGATCTGACTTACGCCCCGGAGTCGGCCGACGACCCCCTATCGTGGTCGCCGCGGGAGTTCGAGGACTGGAAGTGTCGCGTCGATCGCGGCCGTCTTCATCTCGCCGACGCGGACGCGTGGCGAGCGATCTCTGCTTTTTACTCGACGGCGCCGTCGGTCGTGATGTCGCGCAGACACGAGCGAGTTCGCGAAGAAATTCTCGCCTGGCGCCCCGCCGCGAAGAAGAAGCCGGGCCGGCCGTCGAACAAAATCGATTTGACCGAGACGGCGACGAGACTCGCGCGAAGGAGCGAGAAATGAGCGAACACGCGACCTCTGTCGCTCTCGTCGTCGTCTGCGCGCTGCTTCTGTGCGCGGGCGATCGAATTTACTTTCTCGCGAGACGATGGTGGAGAGGATTTTAGAGAGATGTTGAAAATTATGCTGATCGCCGTCGTGTCTGACGAGAAATGTGAAGCAAAATTCGAAGAAGCGAGCGGCGGCCGATACGCGATAACTTTTCCGAGAGACGGGCGAACGGCGCTGTCGGCTCTCGCCGAGATCGACGACGCCTTTGAGATGACGGCCGATCGAGTGGCGTCGCACGTCGAGCCGGCGCTGATCTCTATAAAAGAGGGGCTGCAGAAGATTCTCTCGTCACGTTGATTCGAGAACGTTCTCGGAGAATTGACGAGTCGTCTCGCATTTTCTTCTGTACTTCCCGAGCGATCGGGCGTAAGATGGGTTCATGAGAGACGATCGCGAAGGGCGAGGGAGTCGAGCCGGGGAGCAAGGGCGTTCGGGGCTGCGACCTTCCTCTTCGTTCCTCTCGCGCCTTTCGCGATCGTCTGTCGAAGTTCAAAATCTGAAAGGAAGACTAACGAAATGAAGACCGACAGCCCCTCGGGGGCGAACACTACCGCCGGCGCCGCCGCGGGCAAGACCAAGAAAGACAAGGCCCCGAAGACCCGCGACGTCTCGATGATCCGCGCGATCATCCTGATGTTCGTCGACAATCGGGTGAAGGACGAGACGCCGATGACGGCCAAGGACGTCGAGAAAGGCGCCTTCGGTCGCGTGGTCAAAGAGACCGCCGCCGACTTCCAGTGGCTGAAAGAGCAGTCGCTGATTCGCGTGCTCCAGGTCGGGTCTGGCAAGATGTCCATCGTGCTGCCCGTGAAGCGCGAGATCGCCGACCCCTATCAGGCCGTCGCCTCGAAGATCACGCCGATCAAGAAATAGACTTGCCCAGGCCCGGGTTTCGCGACCTCGATCTCTCGGCACACGTTCCTGTAGGGACGCGAGACCGACCGAGACCGGGGTCGCGAATTCAAAATCACTCAGTCAGAACAAAGAAAGGAACAGACCCGCGTGAAAACTACGAAAACGAAGAAAACGAACAACCAAAAGCTGAAGGCCGAGATCGAGGCGCTTCGAGAAAAACTGACCTGCGCCCAGACGGAGTTAGACGCGTCGGTCGCCGAGTCGTCGGCGACGGGAACCGCCCTCGGGCTCGCGCAGGCGCGACTTCGCACGCAGGTCGTCGTCGTCGACGATCTTCGTCGCCGACTCGCCGCCGCCAGCAAGGCGACGCTTCACAACGCGACCGTCGGCGTTCGTCACCAGAGCCAGCGCGACGACGCTCGCGACATGGCCTTGAGGAAGTCGGATCAGCTAGACTGCGCCGAGACTCTCGTGGCTCGAATGAAGGAGAGTCTGCTGCGTGAGCGAGCGTCCTTGGTCGCCTCGCTTCTCTCTTGCGACCAGCGACTAAGTCTCGTCGGTTACGACCCTCCCGTGAACTCGTTCGACTTGGTCGGGCACGACGTCGAGGAGGCGGGCGGCAACGTCATCGCCGTTCAGGCCTCGTTCGACCACGCCGACCACGTCGGGGCGATCCCGCCGCCGGCCGATCCGGAAGTTCAGAAGACTCACTCGCCGCTCACGCTCAAACTCAGTCTCGCAGATCGAGAATCGAGAGTCGGGGCCCCTGCAGACGTCTGTTCGTTCGACGACACGGCGAAGGCGCCGTTTTAGGTGACGAACGTGGGACACCGAAACGTCTCGATCACGAAGTGTTTGATTCTCGCGGCGGCGGGGGCCGCCGCGAGCGTCGCTCAAATTCAGGGCGGGCTCAGTCTCGCCCTGAATCCCTGCGGGCCGTCGCCGCAGTCCACACGTTTACGTGTGGATATTCCTGCTATGTTCGGCAAACCCGCCCGGACCCTCTGCGCCTCGCTCGGCGGGATGGTGCTGGACCAGTCCGTCAACCCGCCTATGCTTCGCGTGACCGCCGCGGCGACGTCGCCGGCGCCGATAATGAAGACCGAGGAATTCTCCGCGGAAGACCTGGCGGGTCTTCCGCGAGTGATCGAAGGCTTCGCGCGAATCACGCTTCAGCGCCCGCCCGTCGGCGGCAGTTCGATCATCATTTTTTACCGAGCGTCTACGCTCGGTAGAGACGTCGTCTGGCCAGTCGTCGCCACGCCCTACGTCGACGTCGCCTTGCCCGAAGAGCCCGACCCGGGCGCCCACCTAGCGATCACCTACTGGTGGCTGCCCGCCGCGTAGTTTCAAAGAAAGGTGAAGAAATGTACGTCAAGACGTTCGTGGTGACTGCTCGAATCGAAGTAGAGAGCGAAGACCCGATCTGCCCCGACGACGTGAAGCAAGTCAGAGACTTGTCTATCGCGTTCGGGCGTGGCACGCCGTCGAAAGTCTCGCTCAAAGAAGTCGTAGAAGCTCGAAACGCCGAAGACGTTGACGACGAAAAGGGCGAGCTGATCGACCGATGGACGACCCCGGGTTCGAACAAATGACGGCCTATCGCAAGATCATCTGCGTGGAAAAGTCCAGGACCGAGAGGCGAGATCGCTGGGACGTGACGCTGGTCTGCGGGCATCAGCGAAAGCAGTACCTATCGACGACCAAGCCGCTAGTCGGAGAGTACGAGAAATGTGGGAAGTGCTCGAAGGAGAAACGAAATGAGAGACCGGACTAGAAGAGGATTCTTCGCCGCGATGCTGGCGTCTGGACCCGCCGTCGTGGCTGCCGCCGCAGTCGCGAAAACCAAGAAGCCGACGCGACTGCCGTTGACTCTGACGAGGCGCGAAAAGAGACCTTCTCCTTTTCCTTTCGGCGACGAGGCGTACCCGATCGTTCGCTTCTACGTGCGCTGGCCCGGGTCGCTGACGCTCGAGCAAGTGAGCAACAGTTTCACGATCGTGTCGAACGACGATCGCTTCTTCTTGATTATAAGAATCGGCGACTCTTTCTATAGGCTCGAGGGGCGATGGGAGCGGGACTCGCAGTTTCGCGCGTTCGACGCGGTCGCGCGTCTCGCCGGCGACGTCGACGTGATCGCCGCTCCGACTCACGGCAGAGTGCTCTGGACCCGAGTCGTTCGAGTCGAAAACGTTCCCGCGTCGTGGAGGTCCTTGTGAGAGACCGCTGCGGCGACTGCCGATTCTACCAAGTCAACACAAACCTGACGTCCGGTCAGTGCCGGCGGAATCCTCCCGCGACGTTCATGGTTCCCTCGCCCGGGCCGGGCGGCTCCGTTAATATAAACTTCCTGAGCTCCTGGCCAGGGTGCAAGTCCGACGACGGGTGCGGGGAGTTCTCGCCGAAATCGCTGTCGCAGCGAATCGTCGAAGTGGAAGCCAAGGCGGAAGTCGCGCGAAAAGAGGCGGAGTGATCCTGTATTTTCTCGCACTCGTCGGCGCGTGCTTCTTGCTTTCTGTAATTGTCGTCGGCGTGATCAAGGCGATCGCTTATGTAGGCGCCGTGCTGCCGAAGATGCGAATCACGTTCCGCCGACGCGAAGAAGATCCAAATCGTTTTTCAGGATGGAGGGTGTGAATGATCAGAATCTGTTCGAGCGGTCACCTGACGGGTTACCGAAAGTGCGCGTGCGGCGCCGTGAAGAGTGTCCCGCTGGACCGAACGCCGGGGCAGGAGGCCTCGGAGAATCTTCGCCAATTGCGAAGAGCCACCCGCGGGGGCGGCTCGGCCGGTCCGCAACTGAAGTCGTCTGCCGTCTCGGCCCCGTCGCTCAACTACGATCCTTTGACGCTCGGTCGTCGCTGGTAGGGTCTCATGCCCCGCCCTCGTTTGAGTTTCGAGCAGCGACGATCCGACTTTCTCGCCCGGGTCAAGGATCGAGAAGAGAAAGACCGGCTGCGTCGCCGAGCCGGTCGAAGAAAGGCTCGTGACGCGCAGTTCGAGGCCGACTGCTTGAGACTCGATCGCCTGACGGCCGATCCCTTCTGCGTGAAGTGTGCCGGCGACGGCGTGCCGATAGCCAACCGATTCGAACCGACCGTCTGTCGCTGCGTGTGGCGTGGTATTTTCCGCACCTGCTTCCGACGCCGGCGCGAGATTCGAGACGCTCAGGTCGACGGTCGCACGTCCGTCGTGCGATCCTGGCCAGGGTCGTTCGGCCGCCCGCGTGAGAACTTCGCCGCGTCGTTCGACTTGATCTGTCGCCGGGTGGGCGGTGATTTGTTTCGCTTGTGGTTCGAGCGAGGGCTGGACTCCAATCGGGCCACCTTGCGACTCGGGCTTGATCGGGGCCGGTTCTTTCACGCGGCCTACGACGCGGAAGTTCGAATGGGCAGGGCGTTGAGAGCCGAAGGCTTGTTCGCAGAAATAAAAGGAGACTGAATGAAATTTATAGCCGCTTTGCTGACGGTGCTTTTGTTCGTCGTGGTAGTAGCGACGCTGCTGGCGCTGCCGACGATGTGGGCGTGGAACGAAGTCGTGCCTCGGGTGTTCAAGCTGCCGGCGATCGGTTTTTTGGACGCGTTTTGTCTGAACTTTCTCGCGGGCGTGTTCTTCAAGTCTACGTCGTCGAGCGACTGAGCCATGACGTTCTGGCTCAACATTTACGACCCGGAGACGAATCGTCTCCCCGACGCGTCTTGGACGCGCGAAGAAGCCGACGCCAAGGCCGGCGCGAATCGCGTCGCTTGTTTGGAGTTTCTCTATGATCCGAGACCAAAAGATTGAGTCTCTCGAGAGTCGCGTGAAGGCGATCGCCTACCAGCTGAAGCGTCGGCTGCCGAAGTCCGTGCCGGCCGACGAACTGATCAACGAAGGCTGGCTGGGGGCGATCGACGCCGTCGATCGCTGGGACCCGAACAGAGGTTCGGCTCTCGGCCCGTTCGCCGGCAATCGGATCTTCGGCGCGATGATAGACTACCTGCGGCGTGTGCGACCAGGTCGCAGAGGAGCAGGTAGTCTCCCGCTGAGACCGCATATCTGTTCGCTCGAAGCCGTGTTCAACTATCCTGCGGACTCGAGAGAATTCGAGCAGGCGGAGAACAGACTGGCGTTGAATTCGCTGCGGCAGAAGGCCGTGATGACCGGGCGTGAGGCTCAGGTGTACGACCTGCTTCTGCAAGAAAAGGACTGCGGGGTTATCGCTCGAGAACTGGGCGTCAACGGCAGTCGAGTCACGATGATCAAGAACAACGTGTTGAAGCGATTGCGAACGGCGGCGTCGGGCGAACCGGCGCCGCCTCGTCGACGGCGCCGTCGTGTCAGGCTTCTCGCGAAGTCTGCTGAATCAGGCCGGCCCGAATGAGACGGCCGCAGTAGCCGGAGAAGATTCGAGTGACGTCTTTCAGTCTGCACCCGGGGAAGTACTTCTCGCGATTGCGCTCGAGATACTTCCGAATCTCTTCCCCCACGAACTGCCTGCTGGGTCTGGACTTGGCGAGGGCGTGCAGCGCCTCCGCCAGCTTCGCCGGCTGTCCTGAGAAATACGTCTCCCACGTCTTCAGCGCCTTCGCGGACGCCTCCACGCGGAATTCCTTGCGGTCGAAAACCGGATGTTCCGATTTGCTCCTGTTCGTTTTGTTGACCATGACTGGTCTCCTTTCGGGATTTACTAAGCTTTTCGATGGCCAATTGCGATCGTGAAGCGATTGCAACAGTTTAGTGCTTCTCGTCGTAGCCTTAACCCTTTCTCTCGGCGGTCACCCGACCGCTCGCGGTCATTTTTACCCGTCGGTGCAAGTTTTTCCTCTGGCATTCCTGTCGGTCTCGGAGTACTATCCTATATGACCCTCCGAGACCGAAGGCGCCTTCGCCCCGACCGCGACCTCCTTCCTTATAGGACCTCCCGCCCGAAGCCTCTCGCGGGTCGCTCGGAAAGATTAAGGAATTTTAATCATTCTCCGCTGGACTTCTCGGGTAGCCTCGGGTTAAGATCCTAACATGAAAGACAAAAATAGAGTGACCTTCGATCGGGTGGACACGGGGATGTTTCTCGTGCTCCTCGACGGCGAGAAGACTGAGTTCGAAATCTACAACGGCAGTCGCGGGCTCTCGGGTCGCGACACCAACATGTACGGGATCGTCAATCACAAGACCGGCAAGGTTACGTGGCTCGGTCCTCTCGCCACCTGTAAGAAGTTCGCCACCCAGATTCTTTTGAAGAGGGCGAAGGCGCCGATCGTGAAAAGCGTCGGCGACGTCCTCTCTGCCTTCCCCGCGGGAACCCCCGCGGGCGACGCGGCCGCCGACCGCAAGGCTGAGGAACTCGTCGCTCTTCGCGCGAAAGCTTTCGCCGCCTGGGACGACCACTGCGCCGACGTCAAGAACGATCCTGAGTACGCCGCGCTGCACGAGAAAGTCACGGGCGAGAAGGTGTCGAAGTGAACGCCAACGGAATCTTCGTCGACACGCCCGAGCGTTCTTGCGATTTATGCGGGAAGAATCAGGCGCCGATCAATTCTGACGATCTCGCGGTCTGCAAGCTTTGTCGGGCGTACTTCGCCTATGACTTCGGGGTGCTCGTCACCTCTATGGAGGTCCCCAAATGATTCTCACTTACGGCGACGTCAGCCCTGACCTGACGAAATGTGCCAAGTGTGGCCGCCGCGATCCGGTAGGAACGTGGCCGATGGCGAACGGAGCCTCGGAGACGGTCTGTCTCCCCTGCTCGAAAATGCGAATCGAGATTCGAACGTCGGTCTCCTCCGGCCCGTTCGACCCGATGACTTGCGGCGGCGTCTTTCGGATCCAAGTCTGGGCCAAACACGTAGACGCCGACGGCTGGCTGTTCCTGGACGAAGTCGACCAGGTGCCCGGTTCCCGAGTGATAAAGACCCGGAACGCCTTCTGCGACCGATGGTCCAACGGCGCTCACGAAGTGTTCGCCGGCGCAATTCCCGTGATCGAAAAGGAGAAAATTGTATGAGCGCAGACGTGACGCCTTTTGACTCAACCCGTCTCTTCGAGTTCTTGGCTCGAAAATTGAATTTCAAGCTCGAAGTAGGACGCAACCCTGACGGCAGTCCTCTGGTTCGAGCCACCTTTCCCGCCGGCACCGTCACGGGCGACACCTTGCCGTACGTGGTCGCTCGCTGGGCGAACAACGATTTCGACAAAGAGCCCGAAGGCGAACGCTTCTTCGTGACTCTTAGAGGAGATCGTCACGGCGAGTACGTGGAAGTCTACGCGCCTTCAGAAATGGCCGTGCGCCGATTCATGGCCGAATCGCAAGAGTACAAGAAAGTCTGGGGGTTCATTTATTCTGAAGAGCAGATTCGGCCTCAGATCGAGCGCGGTCTCCGACTCGCGGCCACGGTGGTCTTGTGATCGACGTGAAGATCGGGCAGCGAGTCTTCTTCAAGCACGAGTGGAACGACGCCGGCGACGAGCATATTGTTTTTCGCGCCGTCGAGGTGTTCGACGACGACGACGACGACGTGATCGTCGAGGCGGAGCTGGGGCTGCCGATCAATCCTCGGCAGTCGGTCGCGAATTTTATGATCGAGAAGGCCGAATGAAGATCTCCTGGACGCAAGTCTCCAAGGACGAGTCGTCGGCCAAGCTGTGGCACGGCTTCGTTCGACTGCGAACGACGAAGGCCCGATCCGGCGTCCCCGGGTTCGTCGCCTTCGTCAACTGCGAGCTAGTCGGCGGCCCCGATCGCAGGTACTTGTCTCAAGAGATCGCGCAGCGAGCCGCCGAAGCCGCGCTGGATCTGATCCTCGACGAAATCTATATCGACTACAAAGGAGCGAAATGAGCGACAAAATCAAGCGAGCTGACGTGAAGGTCGGGGGCGTGTACGTGATGAAGGTGTCGGGCCGACTGACCCGGGTGCGAATCGTCGAAGACCGAGGCGAAAACCAGCGATGGACGCCTCACGGGTATCGTTATTCTCATGCCGGCTGGGTGGGTGAGAACGTCGCGACCGGGCGAAAGGTGAGCGTTCACACAGCTCAGAAGCTGAGAGGTCTCGCGTCTCTGCGCTGCGGGAAGTGCCCCGCCTGCCGAGTCATGATCGACAGCAAGGCGGTCGCCAAGAAGTGGTTGATCGAGAGCGTCGGAGAGTTCCCGATCGGCTCCGAAGAGCGAAAAGCAAAGTGGGCGGAGATGCAGGAGGCCCACAAGGCTCTGGCCGCGGTCAACCCTTGCGAGAAGCCACTATGAAAATAGAACTAGAAGAGTTCCTCAGTCGAGAAATCCCGCAGACCTCCGTCGCTCTTCGAGGGACGATGGAGTGGACCGACGACGAGAAGCGACGCATGATCGAGATGAAGGTGTCGGGGATGCGGCTGCAGGAGATCGCCGCCCGTCTCGGCCGAACCACGATGGCGGTGAACAAGGCGTCGTCCGAGTTCACTCACAAGCAGAAAGAACTTCACTTGGTTCGATTCAAGGAGGACGCGCAGTGAACGCCTTCACCCGATCCGATCTGACCGGCATGACGGTCGCGGCGATCGACGAGGCGACGGCCAAGATTCTCAAGCAGGAGAAGGTCGGTCGCTCTTCGGACAAAGAGTCCGCGATCAAGAGGTACCTGAGATCCCTGGACAAGGCCGACGAGCGTCGCCCTCGGGCCCGACGCGCCGCCGTCGTCGACCCGTCGGGCTTCAAACCTTTCCCCGACGTGTGCCCCATCCTCGACCGAAAGGTGTTCACGCTGTTGTACGACCCTGAGGTCACCGGCTCCGCGAAGGCCGAGCTGCAGCGGAAGTTGATGAAGTTCGAGCAACTCGGGCGCGACGTCTTGGATCTCTGGTTCAAGCACGGCAAGAAGACGATGACCGGCCTCGAGATTCGAGAATTCCTCGAGAAGCATCGCGAGTCGCATTTCGCTCGCGTCCGGCGCCCGATGATGCGCGCATTTCAAGACTTGATGACGGTGTACGGCGACGGCCCGAAGGGCAACCGACTCGTCAAGAGGGAGTACCCGGGCGTATGAAGGCGAACGAGTTCGTCTTCATCTTGAAACGGAGGTTAAAGAAATTCGTTATGAGCACGATACTGCTTTCGGCCCTGATGGCGGCCGCGATCGTCGGCGCCTTCGCGGGAATCTGGCTGGCGAGGTGAAGGCGATCAAGTTCGGCGTGATCCTGCTGTTGTCCGTTGTCACGGGCGGCCGCGTCGACTATTCTCCTGAGTGCAATCGCCCGTGGACCGTCGACTTTAGAGACCCGCGTCGGTACCCGGGCAGGGGGTTCACCTTGCGAGAGGCATGGGGGATGCATTTCAGAAAGAGGAGCGAATAAAATGGCCGTCGCGAACAGGCAGGTCGAAGAGTTGGTGGAAGTGTTCAAGCGTCACGTCGATCAGACGACGACGCTGAGACTGTTGTGCGGGATGGCTCGCACAGAGGCCTTCGATTCGGCCAAAGTAAGCACGACTCCGATTCCGGCGTACGACGATCCTCAATCAGGTTGTGGACGCTACGTCCGGTGGAACCTGAAGGTGACGTGGTGAAGCGATTAGAAGAGAAACAAGAAGAGAAACAAGAAGAGTTGCGAGACGCGCCGAATAAGTTGGAGAACAAGATGCGCGACTTCCTGAAGACGCTCGACGCTACTCGTTGGTCGTACAACTATTTCATTCAGGGGCGGGCGGCTGACGAGGCGAGAATTCGACTCTTGAATGGTTGCGACGACAGATGTCCGACTTGTGGCGCGCTAGGTGTCGACGTGACTTGCTTCACAGACGTGTGTTATAAATACGCTTGCTCGGCGAATCCGAGTCACAGATGGATGTCGGGGCGCTATCGAGAAGACCTTCTCGGAGAATAGGCGAGACTGACTCCGAGAACTGTTTCTTCTCGGGAGAGGAAGAGGTAAGATGGAGGCAGAAAGATGATCAACGAGTTCGGCAAGAACGTGGTGAGAACTGACTCGGCCCCCGGGAAGTCCGGGGGCCCGCCGACGATGATCCTTCCGATCGAAGAGTTCTTCGACGTCTGCTGGGCGTCGGACTTCGGCCGGCGGTTCTTGAACGAGGCGATCGAGGCCCGATTCGCCGCCGGCGGGACGATAGAGTCCTGCGACGGGCAGGTGGTCTATCGCCTGGCGGCCGACGGCGAGACCGTCCGACTCCTGAATCAAGGAGTGAGGGTCGGAGCTCAGGCCCCTCGAAGGCGCCAGAAGGGCGCGGAGACCGAGTACGTGTTCGCCATCCCGGGGGCCGGCGCCGAACGCGACGCAGCCTTCTCCGGCCTGACGAAACAGCAGCTCGCGCTGATAGACACCGTCGCCCGTGCTCTGGACCAGTCCAAGATCGACCGGCTGTTCGACTCGGCCCTGGAGTCGATCCTCGAGAAAGGTCGCGCCCGAGTAGGCGGCAAAGAGGGGCGAGACTTGGTCGGCCTGTTCCGTTATCACTCGAAGAACGTCTTCGCTGAGCGAAAGTTGGTGACGAGAATCGAGCCTGAGGAGAAAGATGATGTCGATACTGACGACGATGGCGCGTAAGCTCGACTCGCTGGACGTGGCGAGTCTCCGAAGCGAATTCGCTTCGCTTCGGAGCTTCATTGAAACGCAGGCATACTACGAAAAACTGCGAGACGACGAGACGAATGAGCGACTCGACGATTTCGTCGACCTGCTGCGACTGATGCGTCTCGCCGATCGCGCGGAGTTCCTGGAGTTGAACGAGCGAATGAAGGATCTCGCTCGCGAAGTCGAGGTAATTAAAAAGGAGATCGCCGGCGGCACGGCGACGAGATTCATCATCGAAGTAGACGGAAAGATTTGGGAGGAGAATGAAGTTATGGACTTGAAAGTCAACAAGAAAGTACCGTTCAGCATCAAGCCGGTGGATCAGTTCGGCAACGCCGCTCCGATCGACGGTCCGGCGAGAATTACCGCGTCCAACGACGACCTCGTGTCGATCGACGCCGCGGCCGACGGTCTCACGGGATTCATCATCCCGAAAGGACCGGCCAACACGCAGGCGGTGGTGAGCTTCACCGGAGACGGAGACTTGACCGGAGCCGAGAAGTTGTTCACCAGCACCCTGTCCTTGAACCTGCTGCCCGGCGACGCCGCCGGGTTCGTGGTGAACGTCGGCGAGCCGGTCGACGTATAAGACCTTCTCTGCGTCATGCCTCGTGATTCGCGAGGCGCGATCCGTGAGCGAGACTCGTTCTCGCTCACGTCTTTTAATTGATCGAAGTCGACGAGGAGAAAAGGTGCAGGTAAGTAGCGTAGACGTTAGAACCCAGCTTGCCAAGTTACTCATAGGTCAGAGCGAGGCGGTCGAAAAGATCGCCAATATCGTGTCTGTTCATCGAACAGGCATGTGCCCGCCCGACCGACCCGTCGCCAACGTGATGCTCGTCGGCCCGACCGGGTCCGGCAAGACGAAGACCGTCGAGTCTCTCGCCGAGGTGCTTCACGGCAACAAGAAACAACTCCTGAAGGTAGACTGTGGCGAGTTTCAGATGGATCACGAGGTGGCCAAGCTCGTCGGAGCCCCGCCCGGCTACCTGGGCCATCGCGAAACGACACCAATGCTGTCGCAGCAGAAGTTGAGCGGGATAACGAGCGACAAGTCGAACCTGTCGCTCGTTCTCTTCGACGAGATAGAGAAGGCGGCTCCTTCGATGTCTCGCATACTTCTCGGCATCATGGACAAGGCCACGCTTCGCCTAGGCGACAACTCGACCGTCAACTTCGAACGCAGCCTCATATTTCTCACCTCCAATCTAGGCACCAAAGAGATCATCGACTCCGGGTCGTTCGGTCTCGTCAAGGACGACAAGAACCGGCGCAAGAGCGACGTGGCGACGATGATTGCCGCTGTGAAGCGAAGATTCAGCCCCGAGTTCTATAACAGAATCGACGAGACGATCGCGTACGAGACGCTCAACCGTGAGTCGCTGCGAAAGATCATGGAAGTGATGCTCGACGAGATACAGACCCACGCCGTGTCCGCCGGTCACACCTTTCTTCTGCAGGTGACGCCCGGGGCGAAAGAATTGATTTTGAATGAGGGACAGAGCGACAAGTACGGGGCAAGGGAGCTCAGGCGCGTCTTGCAGAGACGAGTGACGACGCCCCTAGCCAACATGCTAGATCAGAGTCGAATTCCCTCAGGGTCGGAAGTGACCTTGTGGGTGCATCAAGGCAAGCTGACGTGGTCGGTCGATCAGGCCACCATGGAACAGCTGCTTCGAGTCTCAGCCGAGACAGTGAGGAGACGAAAGTGACTGCTGCCGCGGCCATGCAAGAGAGAACCGAGACTCGATCGTTGAGAATCAAGGCGACGTGGTGTCCCGCCTGCGACGTCTCGGTGAGCGAGTCCCCGTGCCCCTGCCGATTCAGGCGAGTGTTCCGGGACTGCCTCGACAAGCGGCAGGAGTGCTCGCAGATGCAACGTCTCGGCGCGACGGTGATGAGGAAAGAGTCTTTGTCGCTCTGCTCTCGCCCGGCCGAGGAGTTTATCGCCGACTTCGACCGGGCCTGCCGCCGATCTTGCGACACGCGTGAGAGAAAGGTACTGGACGCCATCACTCGTGGCGTCAGGATCGGAGGACGCCGTGAGATTCTCGACTTGGAGTCCAAGCTCGGCGAGGCGCTGATCGTTCTCGCGCCGTACGGCCTGTGGCCGCCGAAAGACTACTTCGGGCGGGCGATCCGAACAGGGCAGCTCACGCGAGTCGAAAAAGAGATCGCTCGATCGAGGGCGCCGAGAACCGAGGAAGACGAACACTGGCTTCGATCGACGACGAGAGTCAAGGCGGGGTTCACGGGTCGATCGTCGGTGAGAGTGCTGACGGGCTCTAAGAGATCGCCGAAGACTAGCGACCGCGTGAGATGGATTCTCGGTGACGCTTGGCTGAACGAGTCGACGACGGACTAGATCGAACGCCGATCTTGTGCCCTGAGTGCGGGGTGAGGCGGCTGAAGAAGTTGGAGGGGCGGCCGGGCAAGGTCGCGGATGAGCGCTGGGCGTGCCCGGCCTCGGTCGAAGAGAGACGAAACGGGGGCCTCGGGCCTTTCCGTCACGAAGGGATGGTGTGGGACGTGAGCTACGTACTCAGAAGCGCCGAGAACCAAAAGAAAATAAGTGAAGAGAAAGCCGTCGTCGCCGTGAAGACGGGCGAGTTGGAGGCGATCAACGTCGCGCGAGAAAAAGACGGCAAGAGCCCGATGCGCCTCTCCGGAGTCCCGGACTGGCGCTCGTCTAGGCCCGGCGACTGCGTCGTGAGTCGAGACTTTCGAACAGTGTATTTTATACACGTCGACGGTTCTCGTCGACGTGTAGAAGAGCACGAGGCCAAGAGCAAGGCGATTCAGATGGTTAAGGATCAGCTAGAGTTGCTCAAGAAGAAATGAACGACGTGAAGCGAGTACTAACAGAGCTGGCGGCCGAGACTCTGATCGAAAAGATAAAAGCAGAGCCTGAGCGACAGAGTCTCAAGCGAGCGTTGAAGCGAGAAGTTCGAGCGCCGAAGGTGAGAAAGAGGGCGGCGAGTCTTCACGAGAAGACCAAGCCGATGTGGGAGGCGTGAGTGGCTCAGTACTTCGCGATGGAAGAAGACCCGAAGACTCCTCACACTCGGGTGTATCACTCGAGAATTCATCTGCTGGACGCAGGCTATCAACGTCAGGTGGGGATGAAGGGAGTCGAGTACCTGCAGATGAGCGACGGGCGAGTCGCCCCGATCAGCCCCGTGCTGAAGGCCGTGCTGGACATGGAAGGCGTCGCCTGCGCGGAGTTGAGAGCGTACGAACTGACTCTCACCAAGAGCCCGGTGTTCGACTGGGGAGAGATCGAAGTTCAGTTCGTGCCGCTGTGGCTGGGGATTCAGACGGCCGTGAGAGAGACGAATCCCGAGGAGATCGAACAAACGAGGCGAACTCTCGCTCAGTCAGGCCCGCGGGTGTGGGTGTGATTTTTGTCGGCCAGGCGCCGGGGCGAACGGTCTCTACCGAGGCTCTCGGCCGAGACTCTTTCAGCGGTCGCCGACTTCGGAAGATTATCGGACCGAGACTCGAGAAGCGAGCCGAGTTCGTCAACGTCTTGAACGAATACCCGGGGCACTCGGGCGACGATCGGGGCGGCGACCGATGGCCGGTCGCGAAGGCTCGGGAGTCGGTGACCAAGCTGATTCCCGATCTTCGAGGCAAGGTCGTCGTGCTTCTCGGCAGTCACGTCGCGACCGCCTTTCGAGTCAAGACCGAGTTCTTCGAGTGGTCGAGTCACCCCGAGGGATTCGAGACGGTGGTGATCCCGCACCCCTCGGGAGTCAATCGATGGTGGAACGTTCCGAGAAACGTTCGTCTCGTCAAGAAGTTCGTGATACTACTAAGAAGGGTGGTCGGATGAAACTGTTCAATTTATACGGAGTAGTCCTGTTCACGCTTCTGTTCGTCGACGTGATCCTGATGGCGACGACGAAGTGGTCTGAGCTGTCCGTTCAGACCGTGTTGGACGGCGAGTCGTTCAGCGTCAGAAAGTTCAGAGACGGAGACGTGGTGTGCTACGTCGGGACTCACACAGAAGGCGGGGTCAGGGGCGTCGACGCTTTGTCTTGCTTCAAGGACGCCGCGGAGGCGAACAGGATCAGACCGGACGTGACGCCTGAGAGAGAACGCCGGTGAGAACCAAGTCCGTCTATCTCGCCGGGTCGATCAGCGGTCTCACGCACGCCGAGACTCAAGAGTATTACGCAGAGACGACGGCGCTGCTCCCTGACTGGCTGACGCCGGTCAGTCCGATGCGAGACAAGGACGCTCTCAAGACCGGCGCGGTGATAGATAAAGCGTACGAAGAGCACGGGCATCTGTACACCGGGGCGGGCATCTTTGCTCGCGACTACAGCGACGTGCTTCGCTGCGACTGCGTGCTGGCGAACTTCGCCCGCGCTCGCAAAGTGTCTGTGGGATCTATGTTCGAGTTGGCTTGGGCCTGGCAGTTGCGCAAGCCGACGGTGATCGTCTTGGAGGCGGGCGGCCGATTCCACGATCATCCTTTCGTCAGGCAGAGTACTCCGTTCATTTACGAGGATCTGCGCCCGGCCGTCGAGTGTCTCAAATCAATCATGAGAGAAGGAGTATAAGTTGCAAACGAAAAATAAACTGATTCTGGGTCTGGCGGCCGCGCTCGCGATCGCGGGAACCTTTTTGACTTTCAAGGCGTACGCGTTCGAGTGTCAAAACTACAACGGGTGCGGCACGATGTACGTCTACAACTCGAACTTCATTTCGAAGGCCGACGCCTTGACGTTCTTGGGCGACTACGCCGACGACACGATGGTGGCGGTCGCGCAGTCGGCGGCCTATTACGGTACGTCTGTGGAATTCGAGACGATGCGGGCGGACGAAGCCGTCACTGCCATCACGGCTATGAACTCGAACGCCACCGTCGACATTTTGCTCGCGACTCAGGTCGCCCCGCAGACCGGCGACGACGTGCAGCCCTACAGCACGATTCCCATACCGTGCGTGGATAACCCGAGCGGGCATCAGAACAAATGCATTTACGACGATCCGTTCAAACCGAAGCTGCCGCCGCCCAACGCGCCGCCGATGGATCCGCCCGCGTGCACGCCGCGAAGCTGCGGCCCCAAGCCGGGCTCTATCGGGGGAAACAGCTTTCTCCCCGGTACTCGCGCGGTTTTGCTCCTCGAAGCTTCTGAGTAGTCTGAGACTCGGGCTCTGCGAAGAGCCCGCGGTCCGAGATTTATTCTCGCACAAGGGAGGAGTTGAAATGAAGAAGGTGAAAGAAGCAGTCACGGTGGGGAACGTGTATCAGTCGACGGACAGTCGTCGGAGCCTGAGTCGGCTGACGGTGACGGGTCTGGGCGTGGATCACGCCGAAATGACGAGCGACTCCGGTCGCAGGACGATCACGAAGTTGAGCCGCCTTCAGGGCTCGGCGTATCGCTTGGTGGAGAAGGCTCAAGAGACGGCAAAGTCTGGTGGCTTCTTTCGATAGAAAGAGAGGACGCATGGAGAATCACGTCGACTACGTGGTGGGATTCTGCTTCAGCAACGGCGGGTCTCGCCTGGTGCTGATCAAGAAGCGAAAGCCCGAGTGGCAGCGAGGTCTGCTGAACGGCGTAGGCGGAAAGATCGAGCCTGGCGAGAGCCCTCTTCAGGCCGTGCGTCGCGAGTATTTCGAAGAGACCGGGACGATCGCCGGCGATTGGACTCACTTCTTGACGCTCTCGGCCGGCAATCCGGGCGTGAGCAAGTCCGCGCGGATATTCTTCTTCGTGTCGTTCTGCACCGCCTCGGTCGAGAGCGTCACGTCGACCACCGAGGAAGAGATCGAGGTCGTCGACGTCGAGACTCTCAACGTCAAGACGTGCGTCGCCAACCTGCGCTGGCTGATCCCGATGGCGCGGTACTGGTTTGATGAGTATCGAACCGGTCGAGACGTGGTGCGATACGAGGTGAGCGAGAAGTTTGAGGAAGAGTCCGACCCTGCGATCGCTGGCGAAACGATATCAGGCGCGCTCATTTCGGAGAAGGGAGCTCGCTGATGAAGGTCACCACCGAGTACGGGACGGAGTTGGAGCCGGCCCTCCAGCTGCACCTCGACGAAGGCGTCCCGGTTCAGACCTACCTCAAGGCCGCGCTGGAGTTCTTCAACGAGATGCTCATGCACGAGAAGACGTCGGCGATCGGGTACGGCGACAAAACGCGGTTCAGATCGTACAACACCGAGGTGTCGCCGACCGTGCTGCTGAATAGAAGGAGAGGGCGCGAATGAAGAAGGCGATCGTCACGGGCGTCACCGCCCGCCAAGCGGGCTCGCAGAACGTGAAACACTTCTACGTCGAGACGCCGCATATACTCAAGGCGTTACTAGAACGCCTTGGGTATTCAGTAGAGCATCGCGGCGTGACGTGGGGCGAAGATCTCTCGTCGTACGACCTGATCCTTCAGGGGATGACGAAAATCTGCTCCCTGGCCGCTCAAGTTCGCCACATCAAGGGCGCGGCGTGGGCTCTCACTCGTCATCAAGAAAAGACGGTGATGTATTACGACGATTGGGCGTCGATGGCGACGCAACAGAACATGGAGACGATGATTCGCACGTTCGACAAGCGAATGGCGTTCTTCCGTCAGAGCGAGACGATCGACGAAGAATGTTCGAACGGAATTCGAACGATGGCACAGCAGTTCACCGATCGGCGACCGTTCAAGGCGGCCTTCATCCCCGCCTTCTCCTGGGCCGACCCCGCCAAGCTCGTCCCGCAGTTCCCGAAGACTTCCAAGACCGTCCTCTGGGACCCGACCTCGCTTACAGACATCCACCTCAAGACCACGGAAGACTGGCCGGGACCGAGAACCCGGCAGTGGGTCTCCGCGACGCTCCAGGACCACTCGGCCTGGATCAAGAAGCAGGGCGTCGCCGGCACCTCCGACCGCTGGCCTCTCAAAGAGTACGGGAACAAGCGGCAGGGTCAGGAGATTCTGGGTGAGAACGAGATTCGGGCGGTGTACAAGAGAAGCTGGGGCGTGCTGGCGCCTAAGTACCCCGCCCCCGCTTGGTGGCGAGCGCGATACTATCACGCGGCGGAGGCGAAGGCGATCCTGCTGTGTGATTACGAGGACGCCAGGCTGATGGACGACTGTTTCAAGATCCAGCGTTACGACGTGGAGAGAAAGAGCGACACCGAACTCGCTCAGCTCGCTGAGCAGCAAGCTGAATGGATGATGAGTCGGATTTCTCCGATCGAAGAAATCTACGCAAAATTCGAGGAGGTAATAAAAGGATGAGTGTCAAGAGGATTTATTTCAAGACGAGCATAGAGCAGCCGAAAGGATACAACGTCACCCTTCGTTCCGGCGAGAAGCATCAGCAGTTGGTCGGCGGCGATGCGATCGAGCTCTGGGCCGCCGACGATCAGACGAAGATCGGCGATGCCGTCGTCTCCTTCGTCACGGAGTTCGGAGACTTGGAGAGCGTGCCGGCGTGGCTGTTGGAGAAATCCTTCAACCCGGCGAGCAGAACCCACGCAGGGATGCATCAGGCACTCCTCGAGGCGTACGGGCCTCAGTACGAGGACGACGTTCTCACCCTCGTCTGCTATTTCGTCTAAGGAGAATCATGAGCTTCGACTTCAAGGACGTGCTTCTCATCAACTCTTACGGCGGCTCGATTCTCGCGGCCGTCGTCGACATGCAACTGCCTATTCGCGGATCGTACGAGACGAGCGGGTACGGAATCGACGTCCAGCGCTTCAACGCGCCGAACGTCAAGTTCGTGGAAAACACGAAAGAGTGGCCGAGCCAGGATCTCTCGAATACTTTAGTGATCGGCCACCCGCCGTGTTCCGCCTTCAGCACCCTGAACAGCCCGATGCGGGCGAAGATGCGGGAGAACAGCACCGCGTCGATCGACTCAAAGGCGTTCGAGTGCACCAAGCAGCTGCTCGACTACGCGATGGGCAACGGCGCCGGAATGATCATGATCGAGTCGGTGCCTCGGGCGATGGAAGAGGCTCGACCGATTCACGACTACTATGCCAAACTGTTCGGGTACTCGTTGATTCGCGTGATCCAGTCGTCGGTGTACTTCGGTCTGCCTCAGAATCGCAAGCGCTTCTGGGCCGTCTTCGCCAAAGGCGAGGGGCGACAGTTCGAGGTGTCCGTGCCTCGCTGCGAGCTGACCACGCTGTCGTCCGTCATTCGGCACGACGGCCCCGCGTTCTCCGACCATCAGCGCCAGTTCGACGGCATTATGGAGAGGATCAAGGAGAAGTATCCCGACGAGACTACCCAGGCGGCCATCTTGAGGGGCGAGTACGGCCTCGGAAAGATGAAGGGCATTCTGACCAAGCTGTCCGGCGACCCGGCGTGGGCCAAGTTCGCCAACAATAATCTCTGGGACGTGTCTTGCCTGAATCTGCTCGACCCGAACGGGCAGGCGCCCGTCGTGATCGGCAGCAGCTTGTGGATGATGGACGGTCAGCTGCTCTCGCTGGGCGACTACGCGCGAATTATGGGATTCCCGACGTGGTACGGGTTCCCGGAGCGAATCGCGACGAAGGCCGGTCACGCCCTAGGATTCTTGTCTCGCGGCGTGTGCCCGCCGATCGTTCGCTGGCTCGTTCGCAACTTCGCCTGCGAAGGATTCTACGCAGACGGATTCTTCAACAACGACAAGCGAGATTATCTCGTCAAGAGCGGCGAGGTGATGGACGTGGTGGCGATCAACAAGAACGCAGGCAAGCCGCCGAAGCCGCCGAAGCTTCACGAGCGGGCTGCCCGAATATCGAAGAATCCGGTGAACGACGGAGTGAATCCGAACGCCCCGAAGGCGGTCGTCGCCGTGACTGACTCCTCAGTCACGGAGGAGGCTTCGGTCTGATGGGCGCACTTCTCGCGAATCCGTTGTCGACGCAGCCGCCACCTGCGTCGACAGACGTCTGGTCGCCGGCGCGCTTCGTCGTGTACGACGGAATAGACGGGTCGGGCAAGGGCACGCACGTCGGGGTCTTGACGAGACTCCTAAAGATTATGCGCGTGCCCTTCATTCAGACTAAGCAGCCGGGCGGCAGCGCTTACGGAGACGAGGTGCGCAGGATCCTCTTCGAGACCGTCGGCACGACAAACATCGCCCCCGACGCCTTGGAGCTTCTGTTCATGTCGAATCACGCCCACAACTGCGCGCTCATCAAAGACGCACTGGCACAGGGAAAGTGGGTGGTGGCCGATCGCTGGTCGCCGTCGGCCATCGCCTACATGCATCAGCGCTCTGCGAACTCTCGCATTCAGCAGTGGTACCGAATGATGTTGGAGGAAGTTCCGTGGGACGCGTTCTTTTTACTCACGGGAGATCCGGCGATCTTGCTCGAGCGGGCTCGAGCAAGAACTTCTGAGTCTCACCAGTCTGCCAAGAAATGGAACAGCGTCGAGGCAATGAGCGTCATCAACGAGGCGTTCTTGCGAGAATTCGCGAACGATTCGCGAACGAAACAAGTTCGCACCGACCTGACGACCACCGAGAACGAATTTAGGATTATGGTGCTGCCGACGCTGAGAGAACTCGGACTATTCCCGAAGGAGTCACAAGTGAAGGAGGCCGTTCGTGTTCAATAACCTGCCGCTCATCGCGAATCAGGCTTGGCTTCAGATGATCGCCGACGTGACGAACTACGGCGACTCGACGAATCCGCGCGGGCAGGGAACCAAAGAGATTCTCGGCTACCAGTCCTGCATCGACATGAGATACCCGATGCTGAACGTCGCCGGTCGGATAGAAGGAAAGTTTCACGCCTTCATGCTGGCCGAGGCGCTCTGGATCCTCAAGGGCGACAATCGCGTGGAGTCGATATCGTACTACTCCAAGATGATCAGCAAGTTCTCAGACGACGGCCGATACTTCGGCGGCGCCTACGGGCCGAAGATCGTGGACCAACTCACCTACGTCGTCGACAAGTTGATCGAAGATCCCGACACTCGACAGGCGGTGATCAACATCTGGCGCGAGAATCCGCGAAGCACGAAGGACACGCCGTGCACCCTGTCGCTCCAGTTCCTGATTCGTAACGGGAGACTCAACTGTTCCGCGACGATGCGAAGTTCGGACGCCTGGCTCGGCTGGCCGTTCGACGTGTTCAACTTCTCGATGATCTCGAACTTCGTCAATCTGCTCATTCAAGAGCGAGTCATTAAAGGAGGCAACAAGACACACTTGACTAATCTGAAACCGGGCGTCTTGCGTCTCACCGCCGGCAGTCAGCATATTTACGAACGCAACGTCGAGAAGGTGGCGGCCATTCTCGCGTCCGACGGAGTCGGCCTCGCTTCGGCGGCCTTTCAGCTCGAGCCGGCCGATCCCGAGATATTCGGCGCTGACCCGGATCTGTTGACGACTCGACTCGTCGACGTTCGCGACGCCTGCGTCTTGAGCGATATCAGCGCCGAGATCAACGGCACGCGAGAACTCAACAGAGAAAAGTACCGACAACTGATCGACTGGCGTCCGGACTCGGACTCGGACTCGGACTTCTTGAACGATCTAGAACGATGGGCGAGAACCGGCGAAGTCTGCGGCCGTCGCCCTTCATGAGCGCGGAACAATATCTTCGATTCGGCAAGATCGGCACCAAACTCAAGAAATCGGCGAAGGTGCGCGGCCCGCACCTGCCGTTCACCGACGGCGACTACAAGCTCGAGTTCACCGGCGGCGTCGGTAAGATGGCCGCGTCTCTTCTCCCGAAGACCGACTGGAGACGCCCGACTGTGATGCCGGACTTGTCGGGCGCTCACGGAATCAGCGTCGACATCGAGTCGTTCGATCCCGAGCTTCACTCTAAAGGCCCCGGGTTCGTGCGCAAGAACGCCGAGATCATCGGAGTCGGCGTGTCGGCGCGTTGGACGAACGGCGAGCGATTCAAAGGTTACTACCCGATCAGGCATCGCGCGGGCGCGGAAGACAACTTCGACGAGAAGCGAGTCTTCGACTGGCTAAGCTCGCGCGAAGGCCTCAACAACGATCGGCCGAAGATCGGTGCAAACCTGCCGTACGATCTCGAGGGATTCGCCGTCGACGGCGGGTTCAAGGTGTCGGGCCCGATCTTCGACATTCAGAACGCCGAAGGCATCTTGGACGAAGAGTCCGCCCGAGCCACCTGCGAGGAGCATCGCGGCTTCGCTCTCGAGAAGCTGGGCTGGAAGTACGTCGGTCGGGGCAAGAACGAGGCCGCTCTCAAAGCCATTCAGGCGGCGCTGGGTAAGAAGAACGTCAAAGGCTCGATGCGGGATCTCCCGCCCGCCTCAGGCCCGGGAAAGTACGGTGAGGACGACACCGAGCTCGCCTTCGACGTCTGGGACTGCCAGGAGCCGATCATCCGACGCGAGAATCTCGACGCCATCTGGAAGTTGGAGTGTGACCTCCTTCCCGTGCTTCTGGAGATGCGTCTGCGAGGCGTCCGAGTCGATCTGGAGCGAGCCGAGATCGCTTCGCGAGAGATGCAGTCGGAACTCGGAAAAGAGCTCGACATCTTGCAGGCGGTCGCGGGGCGAAAAGTCGACCCATGGAAAAACGACAGCCTCGTCCAACTGTGCGAGGCGATCGACGTGCCGTTCATGCGAACGGCCGCCGGCAATCCGTCTTTCACGGCCCCCTGGTTGAAGGATCAGAAGCATCCCGCGCTTCAAAAGATTCTTTTCATACGGCGTCTCGAAAACATGGAGCGGAATTTCATCCGCGGCGTGATCATGGGCGCCAACGTCAACGGACGTCTTCATACTCAATTTCATCAACTGCGAAGATCCACCGACGAGGAAGAGGACGGAGAAGAAGGCACTCGCTCAGGCCGCTTGTCGTCCGCCAACCCGAATCTTCAGCAGGTGCCGAAGAGAGACAAGCGATTCGGCCCTCTCATTCGAAGTATGTTCGTGCCCGAGTCAGGGGAGCGCTGGTTCCGCGGAGACTACTCCGGTCAAGAATTTCGATTGCTGGCGCACTACGCCGCTCGCGCCGCGATGGCCGGCATGCTCAGTGAGAAGGCGACGGCCGCGGCGATGGCGTTGATGCGGGAGTACAACGCCAACCCGGGGCTGGACTATCACGGCAAGATCGCTCAGATGACCGGTCTGGACCGAGACTCGGTGGCCAAGCCGCTGAACCTCATGCTGGTGTACGGCGCCGGTCGCAGAAAGGTCGCCGTGTCGACCAAGTGGATCACCGAGTCTCAGTTTCGTGATCGAGAGTTCAAGCTGCCGAGCGAAGTCAATCAGTTTTTCGATATATATCACGAAGGCGTTCCGTTCGTTCAAGAGCTGCTGAAGTCGACC